AGAAATGGTGCTTTGAAGATTTTGATCGATGGGTTCTTGAACTTGTTGGTCAACGAGGAAAACTTCAACGCATTTCATTTGCGGATCTGGTGGAACGGATCTACAAACTTTACCTTCAGAAGATGCGATCTTTTGAAGGCTTGGAAAAGTCGTTGGCTTCCATCGACTTTTCCATGCTTAATCCTGCCTCGCCGGTTGTCCCTACGGGGAGATCGGAGGAGGAGACTAGGATTGCCCAACAACGCAGTTGGGATATCGCACAAACTCATTTGGCTTCTACCACCACTACCAGTGTTACCGCGCCTGCCAAACGCGATGATGCTGCTGGAGTTGGTTTGAACCCAGATGGAACAGAAGACGAGGCAGATCAGGAGGGATTTTTTGATTACTTTAAAAAGGGTTACGACCCCAATGAAGTGACCAAAATTCTCGCCCGTTTTGACCCCGGTTCTTCCGGATTTGTTTATCATCGGTGTGCTCGAATGGAAGACTATAATTTGCTGGTCGGATTTTACCAATCCGATCAGTTTCCAAGCTTTCCAAATCGAGCCTCCTTTGCCACCACACTCTGGATTGTTGCAGGTCACCTAAAATTTCTCGGTTACGGTTCTTATTGGTACTGTGGTACTTCGGATTCTTCGGAGTATCAAAGTGCTTTCAACACTGTGACGGGTCATTATCAGACTCTTGACAACGTTCTTCTTGATCGACAATTATCTGTTGTTAGCTTTGGTATTCCAAAAGACCCCCTCATCGTACGAGGGATCCATTGGTACAAAGCCACGCCTAGAGTCCGTGTGTGTGCTGTCCGGCTGCAAAGTCGTGACATTCGCCAAGCACATACGGTCGCTGAGTGTATAGCAGATTTTATTCATAACAGTGTTCCTGAACAGACTCTTGATCCAGGATTTGCATCCCTGGACCAGACTCATGTTAATGCCCATCGGTTTTTCATGACCTTGACTGCACGTCAGCGCTTATTCTTCCGAACTCACGTCTTTAAAACGACGTGGAATTGGTGGATGAGTGATGATGAATCTTGGTTTTGGAAATCGTGGAGGCTTTTCAAGGAAATTGTTGAGGCTGTTCTTTTAGGTTTGATGATTGGCACTATTGCTGTGTTGATTACCACTGCTATTGCTGCGTTTATTACTGCGGTGCTTCCGGTCAGAAAGAAGCATTTCGAGCAGCAATCCTCAGCAAAGTATTTAGCCTATAAGGACGCCCAAATGAAGAAGAATAATCCATGGAAAAAGGATAAAG